TTGTTGACTGTAGGGGTGACATAATGTGGCATACTGGTTGCAGACAGTCTCCAGCCAATTGTCCCACCAGTCCAGACTGTCTGGTTCAGAACATGACCCTTTAGCCATGACCGGAAACATACTCCTCGAAGATTAGAATTCCAATATCCACCAGTTGCTAAGTCACTTATGACTGTTCCTCTCCGAAACTCAATGTGCTCATTTCCTCCATCACGTGGCAAGATGTGCAAGTCCGGAGCTATGTAGAACAAGCATTTTTCGGATCCAATCATGGCTGAGGTGGCATAGGTTGCAGCTTTGACTCTTGAAAACCGCATGCATTCGTCTTCGAGTGACTGGACAACATTGGGCATTACTGCATTGTTCACGCCTGTCTGATAGTCATATACTTCATTGGGCAGAGGCTCACTATTCATGAAATTCGGATTGTCATCAAATCCTTGTATTGCACATATTACAGAAATTCCTGTTTCAAGAGTATGAGAAAAATGCGTTCTGCCGTTCTCTAGCATATCCGGAACATCGACTGGTGACAGGACAGTTATCGGGCTTCCATTGTGAACAGCGTGCCACAGGCCGCGGACCCCATCATACCGGTGGATTGCTAAAACTGGTATGTCTCTATTTGCCAATTGCAACCTTTTGAGAAAGTCTATCCCATCATTTCTAAAGTTCCCATACTGGATGTGCTCCTGCATTTGCGTGTAAACATGGCCTGATATGTCGAAGGCAACGATGTGGTAGCCTTTCATAGTCGACCATGAGGCAACAAAAGACCCCCCGTAGGTAACATGTTCAGTTACCTTTCGATGACGCTGGAGTGCTAAATACGTCTGCATCGCCTCCCGCTCTGCATCAGTTATCTCCTCTACAACAACCGTACTTGATCGGTTTAAAGCGTGTCGCCCAAAGGGTGTGGCACCATATGTGCCAGTTCGGAATTTCGGCTTTGCTGCTCGCTCCGGAAAGCTGCGCTTGAGCCTGGGAGGCAGTGGGTAAGCTGCAGGGCCCGCGTCTACCGCTCGTACAAATCCAGCAAGCTTGTTACCAAGTGCGATGTCATCCGGTGTGGTCTCTTCGCGGTGGATTCTGGCTCCGATCTGCTCGATCCAATTCAATGTGTTTTCCATAATTCCTCCTAACTGAAATTCAGTTCCCCCATAAGGCTTTGGGACGGTCTTCCGGGATCTGATGCGCGTCGCAACCCGACCCAGATTTCGCGTTCTAGCTGAGCTTATCGTGGACCTGAGCGATGAGTCAAGAAGATACGCTTGATGCCTCATGCCTGTGGATTCAAGTTCCACTATTAGGTAACGTAATTTCTTAATTGCCGACTTGTGCTGTCTAGACATGCCTACTCGGATATGGGTCAAGGGTGAAAAAACGGTGTCTCGAACGTGAGGGTCTAGATCCTCCGACTTTTTGTTGTGATTAATTGCCATCCGCAGAAGAACTGCCCGAACTTGAGGGTGCAGGAAACTAGCCGGAGACGATAGGATTTCGGAATCGGTTGCGCCATCGATCAGCTGATTTGGAATAACAGGCGATTGGCGAAGGGCTTCTTTCTCTGAGCCAAGCATGCCCCATCGTTCCTCAATCATATCGATCAACTGCGCATGGGCATATCCTCCCGTTACAAGCCCTTGGCCTGCGAGTGCAATATTCCTTGCACATGCATGGGCGTTTAAGTAGTCGCCGATCAGTGATGGAGCGGACGGGTGGACGATTTCGGTCACCATCTCTCGGAAACCCAGAATTGGAGATGTGACGCCGATCCCAGTGTCCTGTGAATTGAATTCGCCCTTTACAGCTGATATCATTTCCTTGACTAAGTTGGGTAAAACACTGACCATGGTTAGTCCAGTCCTGCGAACCACTCTCACCAACATGAGATATACTCGTGCAACCATTTGGCGCATGCCTCTTGTAAGCACATCATCAGGCGATTTAGGATTGGGCTGATTCAGAAGCGTGCTGTCGTCAGATGTCACAAGAATGTGCGTCATACAGTCAACTTCTATCCCTGAAATTGTGATGTCAACCAGATCTACTGCGTCAACCGAAACACAGATGCCACCAGCATGCAACAACGAGCTTGAATGGTGTGACATGCCCTGGCCCATGTGGTGAGAGGTGCAGTACCAGACTAGCTTGTCACTCCCATCAGTTCCAATACTAGGCATGCTGCTCATCCAAGAAATGGTTTCTGGAGCGGACGACAGGGTTTCGATGTGTGCACACATCTTATTGAGCTCAGGCATAATGCATGTCGACAGAACCATTCGGCGATGTGCCAGCCTGGCATACACAATACTACTCCACTTCAAGTGCATGGATGCTGTCCCCAATAACACCAGCATGATTGCAATAGCAAAATTGGACATGTTGGGACCATAGCGGCTGGCATCAGAACTCTGTATTCCCC